AAAATTGCATTACAAATCTACTAACCTGAGGGTTAGGAGGTGAAAATGCAAATGTTGTAGTAGTAGCCTCTACAATCTCATCCAACCCAGTATTCATACTAGGAAATAGAGAATATAGTGTAGCGTCTTGGGTAGGGAATATTCTATATACTGCCATAATCTTATATATTTACTATTCTACCTAATATATCTGAATCAGGGTATTTAACTTCAAAAATCATAGGATCAATTGAAGGGTATACTACGTTATCTTGTGTAGCTCCTTCTACATCGTATGCATATTGGGAATAAGTTCCTCCTGTTTTATTTATAATAGTTATATTCTTAACTGTTTGAACACCCTTGATTTGATCTAATAAAGTATAAATATTTCTTAAGATAATAGGTTGGTTAATTTGCCAATTATTAATATTAAAGTATTCTTTAAGTGCCAAAATACAAGAACTTAATACTTGATTACTGTTAAAATTAGGTAATACTGTTATATTAAAATTAACACCAATATTAATAATAAATGCGTCTTTAATTCTAATACTATCATTTATCATTCTGTATTGTGATAAATAAGTAGATAAATTTTGTTTTAAAGCGTCTGTAGTAGTAGCTAATTGACGGTTAGCATTATAGGTTAAAACATATAAATCTAGTACAGAAGGTACTTCACCTGGAAGTAAATCAACTACTTTTTGGGATTGAATAAAGGCTTTAGAAACAGTACCATATTGTGAGGGCATTGAAAGAGCTCTTACTAAGTAATCATCTTGTGTTACTGCTCTTAATTGGGAACCAAACTGACCTAAAGAATTTAATTTTAATTCTTCAATAGAATCCCCATCCTGACCCCCGGCGGCAGCGATTGGGTTATTTACAGCTACAGAATTAAATACTGCTGAAGCTGAAACTGTGGATACTAAATTACTATTTAAAAATGATATATTCGCGTTAGCTATTTGTGTTAAATCATTAGCAGGCACGTTTGATATAACCCCACCACCTGTTAAATATCTTACAGTTAAAACGGTATTTGACGGAGCAATACCATAAGTATTAGTTAATATAAAGTTAGTAGGTGAATAAGCGGTTGTTAACTTATCTTGTTCAAAGGTTAAACCTAAACCTACGTTATCTGGGTTTGGTATAATAGTTTCGGTAGTATCATTAGTATTACCTGCACCAAATTGTAATTGTAACGTAGTGTTATCAGTAAATCTAGTTACAAATCTTGTAGCAACTTGTTCTGTTTGTAGTAAATAAGGAACATCAGTAGCATCTGATACAAAATTAGGATCGTTTGGGTTAGTATTCCTAATAGATTTATAAATAAGTTCCTCAGCTAAGTAAGGAACTTCATACCAAGTATTACCTTGAGAATCAATTACATCTAGAACCCCAATAATTTCAGCAGCATTAATTTCTAAGGTTAAAAAATCTTGTGGGGCTCCTACAGAAAATTCCGTAGTGTTTATTGTAGAAGAAATTGCAGGTCTAGTTTTCTTAAGAAGATAAGTTATAGGCTGATTAGCTGCGGTTTGATAAACTGTAGTAATTGTAGGATCTAAAGAATTAGATACAGAAAAATCAATAGAATCTTGTACTAAAAATGTTATAGCAGTATTAGTAGTAGATCTAATTGATGCATTTTCAGCTATAGTTAAAGCATATAAATAATCTGGGATTCTAGAACTACCACTAGTTATATAAGGAACGATTTGGTAAAAATCAACTTTAGTAACTGCGGCTGTAGTAACACGAGGTCTATATCCTAACAAATATGCTAATGAAAATAAATTATTTTCTTGTCTAGCAAGTTGTATAAAATTTTCTTGGATTTGGTTATCAAGATAAAAAGATAAAACGTCTCCAACATAAGCAGACATTTCCATAAACATCATACCCGGGGATGATGGAGTAAAATCATTGTAAGTATTAGGAAAATAAGTTTTAGCAAAGTCTACTAACTGTGCTCTAAACTGAGTAAAATCCCTATTTAAATATCTTATATCTCGACTAGCCATTTGTAAAAATAATATCTATGTTATCTGTAATCCCAAAGTTTACTACATTATAAGTAATACTAACATTTACTACATTATTATCGGGGTTTCCTAAAACTTTTAGTTCTGCTAAATCAATCATGGGGAAATTAGATTTAATTCTATTAGTTAACATTAATTTTAACATATCTAAATTTCCTGCGCTAATTTGTTCAAACACTTGTTGTCTAATCCCTCCTCCAAATTGAGGGCTTAAATAGCGTTCTCCAGGATTAGTAAGTAAAAAATTAATTAAATTTACATTAATAGCTTCTTTAGTAGTATAAGTTGGTTCAAAAACATAAGGAACAGAAAAAGGGACTTTAACCCCTACTGCTTTTCTAGGTTTTGTATCAATTGGAAACTTATTAGCTACTTGGAATGCCATTATTTTTTATTCATTAAGCCCATAATCATATCTAAACCAACATTACCTGCTGGTAGGGAAGACCCTTCACCTGATGTGTTCATACCTGGGGCTACTTGTAGAGTATTAGCTGCTATATTTTGGGTGGTAAAATTAAGAGTATCTTGTCCTCTTCGCATATCTCCCATAATACTTTCCATCATAGCTCTTTTTTCTGTAGGAGATTTTTGTGGGAGTTGGGGTGTTATTGTATCAACAGCTACAGGAGATATTTGATAAGTTTCCTGAATAGGTAATTTAGGAGCACGGACTGCTTCCAAAAGAATATCTTTTAGTTCCTCTTGGATAGCTTCTCTAACTGCTTCTTTAATAAATGATTTTAATTCGCTCGGTTTCATTTGTTATAAATATTAAAATTAATTAGCTTTTAAATTATCTCGATCAATTATAAACTGAAGTTCTTCAATTAAGGTTTGAGGGTTATTTGTAAATGAAGGAGAAGTTTTTAGTAAAATTATCCCACTAGCATTTTTAGCAACCCCTATTTTTTGAATTAAATTTTCACTGAATTGGGATTCTTGTATTTCTAAGATAAATCCCTTGTAATTATTAATTGATGGTTGTATAGTTGGATCTCCAACTGGAGTTAGAGTAGTAGCAGATTGTGTAGTTACAGACTGTAAATCTGATAGAGCACTATTTAAAGGAGTTAACTCAACATCAGGATTACATTTTTTTAATACATTATCAATAGAATTAAGTAAATTAATAATTTTAATTAATTGTTGATTAACATTACCTAAAGCTAAAGTTCCAGAATTTAAAACTGAAATAATTTTTTCCAATTTAGGCCCACCTGTAGCAGTAAATAATATTGAATTTTTAAGATCTTCTAAATCACTTAATGAAGCAGGGATTGCTCCTGGGAGACCAAATGGGATTGCTTTAGCAACTAATGAAGTTCCACGTTTAGTTATACTTAAGGTTTTAACTAATAAAGTTTGAACATCTGCTAAAGTTGCTAATCCACTAATTGTGGTTCCTAAAGTTTGAATACTTTCAGAAGATAAATTTAATTTAGTAACTAAAGAATTTCTAATATTTAGTACTTTATCTAATACCTCTTGAGGGGGGCAAACATCAGGTAATTTTTCAAGGGCTTGACCCAAACTTGCTATTCCTAATTGTTTAGCTTGACTTAAAATTACAGGAATTAAACTTGCTACTAAACTTTTACCTTTATTTAAGATTAACTGAATAATCTTTAAGTCTCCCGTTTGATTTGATGGTGAAGTTTTTACAACAGCTAACTCAGTTTCTTGTTGTTTTTTTAGTCGCTCAGCTTTATCAGCTTGGCGTTTTTTTGATATGTCTTGAAAGTTAGCCATTATTCAGTAAATGTAGTCTGAGATTTTAAACCTTCTAATTGGTTAATTACATTATTAATAGTAGCAGTAGTTAAACCCGCTGTTATATTAGTTGGAGCTAAAGGAGCTCCAAGGGGTACACCTACTTGAGTTGTTAAAGAATTAGTTAAATCCGCAAGCTGTATTAATAAAGTTCTTAATAAAGAAACAGTAGAATTACCTAATAAAACAGATTCAGTAGCATCTTTAGAGCCTAAAAATATTTGATTAGAAGATATTATAGTATTTCCATTAGTATCTATATTAATACCTTCTACAGCATTTAAATTTATAGATTTTTTAGAACTAAATAAGATATGATCTACTGTAGTGTTAAATACTAATCTACCAGAATTAAGAATTATTTGCTTTCCAGCATATTGATTAGGAGAAGTTGGGGAATTAGTAGTATAACTATTATACTCTATACTGGATGCTTCTAATGGGATTTTTTGGGTACTAGTAAAATATACTGAAGAGTCATCATTATTAATCTCTTCTACTATATTAATATACCCTTCAGGACTTCTTTCCCCTTGTCCATTACGAATAATAGTGATAGGATCACCATTAGAACCAGTAGTTGACCAAGTATTAGAAGTATCTTTTACAGTACTACCTAAACGAATACTATTCCCCCATCTACCTTCATATATTATATCACCTTCAAAGGGTTTTAAAGGATGAATATTAGAACGTTCAATAAAAGTTTTACCTAATGAAACATTAGATTCATTATTAGGGGTAACTTTAGATGTTGAGCCCAAACTAGCTTGCTCATAATTTTTTTGTTGAGAAGCAGGTAAATTATCTGAATATAATTCTTGGGGGAGAGCATTTTGATGCTGATTATTACCCCAAATGTTAATAGAAGATATATAATAATAATAGGGACCTGATGAATCTGAATTGACTATTTCTCTGGAACCAACGTTAACACTATTAACTAATAAAACTATTTCATTTATTAATGGGTATTGTTTTATATTAGAGTAGAAGGGTCTAGAAAATGGTAAAATTGATAAACCATCAGAATTTATATGACTATCAGTGGGTGAGGGTTGATTAAGTTCTTGATAAAATATAGTTCCTATACTATCCCATTCCCCATAAGTTACATTAAATAAAGGATGAGTTTCATCTAAAATAATATCAACTACTCTAACAGTCTTAATAATAGGACTAGTAGGTACCTCTGATGAATTATTAATCCCTAGATTTTCAACTATTTCACCAAACCCAAATCTAGTATACATTACTCCTCAGATTTAAACTTACTTATCTCGTCAAGTAGTTGTTGTTTTTCCTCATCTGAGATACCTAATCCAGCATCGGTTGATTCGCTGTTCATAGCACGTTGTGCTAAAGCAGCCATTTTAATTAAAAGATCATCGTTTTTAACCCCAATTTCCATATATTCTTTAATTAATGGAACAATAAGGGTAGCATCACCTATCTCCTCGATCATAGGTTGAAGTTCTTTAACAAGGGCAGTTACCTGCTTATCTTTTTTCTTTTGGTTATCGTAGATCTCTTCTAAAAGAT